CTTTATTAAGCACATCCATTCCAACTGCTCCTGTTATTATCGCAGCATTAGCTGACTGGCTCATAGTTTCACTCTGTCTATCTTCGTCAGCTCTAAATCCACCTGCTAAACTTGACTCTATTATTTGAGATACATTCATAGCTGTTGTAGAAAGATTTGCGTTCTTATAAGCATTTTTAAAATCTTCAAACTTAAAGAAATTTACAAATCCTCTATTATCAGTTATTCTTATAAGATTAGCAAGACCTCTTATTAGAGTTCTTTTTCTATCTAACTGACCGAAGAAAACGTTTTTAAGAGCATCTGCAACTGCAGCATCTCCACTTCTTAACGCAGCAATAACAGGGCTGTAATATTGATCTAAGAAACTAGACATTTCTGTAAAAGAATTAAGCCATTTTTCGCCAAATAATTCTCTATAAAATTCTGGTTTACTGGCAATTTCGTTCTTTAATGCTTTAGGATCAAATATAAATATACCTTCTCCGGCTTGTATCATAGTTTTATTATTAAACTGCATCATCGAGTATCTTCTAAAATTATTAACCATTTCTTTGTTTAATACTTTTCGTTTAATGCCCTCTGTTATAAATTCATTTAATTTAGTAGGATTATCTTGAAAAAATTTGTATAGACTTTGATACTCCATACTTCCAATTTTTCCTGTAAATCCTTTTATGTAACTATTTAAAGCAGCTCTATCTGACGTTAATTGTTTTAATTTATTAACAGCGTTTATTCCACCTTTAGAAATTTGTTTCCATTCTGCAGGGCTAAAAAATTGTTCTGCAATAGCGCCATTATCTTTCATCCATTTTTTAAAAATTTTATTTATACCTGTAAAATCTTTATTATTCATCGCAGTTTGTAAACCATCTCCAGTTTCACCATCTAATGCTTTCGCTAAAGTCTGCAATATACTTTCTTTAAATAATTCTCTTTGAGGAGCTAGTTCTGGAATCTCATTAAATAAATAACTTATTTGTCCTAATTGTTTTTTTCCAGCTTGACTGGACATCATGCCCACAAATAAATTTTCTCCACCTTGAGTAAATCCTATTTCGTCATTTCTTAATACTTTCATTAACAAGTCAGAGTTTTTCAAGTTATTTAACTGTCTTGCAAAATTTCTTGTATTTAAAAATTCTTTAAATTTAGCAGGTCCTTCTTGAAGTCCAAATTTATTTCTAAATTCTCTGTTTATCGCTCCATACAAATCATCACGTAAACTACTTGCTAAACTTACAACTTTATTCTTTTTAGCTAAAGCTCCATAAGTTCCAGGATTATCAATAATATCGTTTAAGTCATTTAGTAAAGAATCTATTTCAGCATAAGAAAAAGCTTTTATCTTACCTGGTCCCGGCGTGCTTTTTGTAAATATTGATACTTGATCAATTATACTTTTTAAAGCTTCTCTTTGTCCTTTATCCATATCTTTCATAAAAGACTTATTAAGTGTTCTAATTAAAGAATAAGCTGTTTGTCTATACTGTTGTGGTCTTATAAATTTTACATTTAACGGATCTTTTCCTAATGCACCTTCTAGTAAAGTTGCTATTTTAGTGTTTTGTTTTTGTATCATATCTAGCGTAAACTTATTCGCAGTTTGAGCTATCATGTTAGGGTTAAATGTTTCACCGTCAGCAGTTTTTACTACACTGTATAAAATAGCATTTAATTCGTTATAAGGGTTGACAAACAAAGAACTTGATTCGTCTAACTGTTGTTGTGTTATTTTATTCGCTGCAGCAACAAAATCATTACCAAATAATATTTGAGGGCTAGCAGCAAAATCAGGAACATCTGATATATCTCCCTTAGCTGTTTTTTTACTTAACTCTTTAAATGCTTCACTAACTTCTCTTATTATTTGAACTTGTGCTAAATCAAATGCAGTTACTTGATATGGCGTAGAAGTTCTATTTAACGCATCTTTAGTTACTGGAACTGCTCCAGATTTAAAAGCTTGTAAAATTGTAATATCAACTTGAGGAGCGTTTGGTCCTAATTCGTCTTGTAATATTTTATTAACTCTATTAACAGAAGCTTCGTTTACTTCTCCACCAGCTTTTTGAAATGTTTCATACGCTTTTATTAATTGATTAGGTGGTAACGCCCCTGCTCTTTTAGCTACAAATCTTTTAACAAATCTAGCTATACCTGGTATTGCTACACCAAATGCAGCTTCAAATGTTGCAGCCATAGCAACATCTCCTAAAACATTTTTATAATTATCTTTTATAAATTGTACTATTTGCTCTTCAGATATATCACCTTCTTTAGCTTGTAAAGAATAAGCGTGACCTATACTGTTTACAATAAGTTCTGTTACTGCTACACTTGCAGCTGCTCCTCCAGCACTTCCTACTATTCCACCTGGCGAGCCAACTACACCTCCAGTTATTCCTGCTATAATATTAGGTATTTCTCTTATGATCATAGCCATATCACCTGAGTCCATACCTGGAACATTTACTGGTTGAACTAAGCCATTACCTATTCTATACGCCAGCATATTTCCATTTTCACCTTTGTATGTTCCGCCAGTAATTTCGTTAAACGTGCCTACTGTAATTAACGATGGGTCCATACCAGGGTTAGCGTTCATTAAAACAGCTTTTACTAAATCTTTTTTAACATTTATATCAGCGTTAGGTCCTACGAGTTCTGTGATGATTCTTGGCCCTATATTCATTTTTAAATTTTCGTCAATACCGCCAAGTAACATTGCTTCTTTTGCTGGTGTATCAGCTTCTAATTGATTTATGTAATTCTCATACGCACCCATAACTTGTGGAATTTGTTGATCAAACATTCTATCAACAGTCATGCCAATAACTTCTTGTTTCAATTCGTCAAATAAAAAATTATCTATGTTATCTACACTTCCATATTTTTGTCCGTATAAATTAGTAGTGTCAGTTTGTATTTGTTGCATTAAAAGTTCGTTAGGAACTATAAAATTTTGAAATACATCTTGATAGTAAGCCTGTTTACCCTCAGATTCTCTTTTCGCTTTCATGTTAGCGCCTTCTTTCATGGCGTCTAAACTTAATCCGAATGTAGCAAGATAGTCTGCGTTAGATTGTTCTATATTTTCTGTAGTAGTTACGTCCTCTGTTATTCCAGCATCGTCTTGTAATATTTTTAAAATATCATCATCTAATTCGCTAGTATCTAAATTTGTTGTTATATCTGCCATTATTGTTGTAATCCTAAACCTAAATCAGTATTATATATGTATGATAAGATGTTCATTTTATCAGCTCCAATTGTTGCCCAACCTAGCCCTGCGATGTAGCTATCTACGTTACTTATCATAAATTCTCCTTCACGAGTTTGTGAATCAAAATTTATTCCATAAGAATCTTCGAACTGTGTAACTAATTTTCCAATTTGATCATTTATTCTTGTAAGGTCAACATCTTGTTTATCTAGTGCTTGAAGCATATATAAGATTTGAAGTCTATCTCTATGTATTCTATCCGATACACTTACCATATTTTCATAAGCTTTACTATCTGGCGATGAAGTATATCCAACTTGGAATACTCCTTTAACATAATTTTCGTTAGCTTCTTTAAATTCGCTAGATTTACCTTCTCTAAATTTTTTCGTTTTCGCATAATCTAGAATAGCAAGTTTAGAAACTTCACGCATTGTTTCATCACTACCATCAGCGTAACCAAACGCTTTTGTTGCTTCTATAACATCTTCGTTATTATCTGCAATAGCTTCAGCGTATAATTCATTCGTTCTATTTTTAGCCCATGCTTCAGCATAATCTAATGCTTTGTAATATTTTTTACCGTTAAATTCTAAACCTTCAGGATAATAAAAGAATCCTGATTGTTTGCCTGCTGCTCTTGCTGCGGTATTCCAAGCGTCTACTCCTTGTTTAACTAAAGCATCATAAGCAAAAACACCTTGGTTAAATGACGCTGTTTTAAAGAATGATTTAGACGATAAGCTAGGTTGTGATTTACCTAAGAAAACAATATCTTTATCTGATACTGGATATAAATCTTTAAGTTTAGGAAGAAGTAAACTGTTTAATAACGTTTGAACTTCTTCTCTCTTTCTATAAACATCTTGACCGCCCTGTAATACTTCTTGAATTTTTTGATTAAAAGGATTATCAGGACCCATAATACTATCTGAAACATTCGCTAAATTTTGGAAGTATGTTTCCATAATACCTAAAGATTCTAAAGGTTGATCTAAACTTCCTAACCCTGAAACTGCAGCAGAAAGAATATTAGACTGTTCTTTACTTGTTTTACTTTTTTCAAAAAACGCAGTTATTTCTGCAGTAGCTACTTCTTGCATTGGTAAGTCATCTAATTGAACATCATCAGCTTTTTTACCCGCAGTGCTTGCTGGAGCTTCTGCTGCATTTAAATCTCCATAGACTTGTTTTCCATTTAAATTTCCTACCAGTCCCTCTACTTTTATTCTAGTTCCTTCATCAAATTCATAACCTGATTCTTTAAGTGCTTTATCTAACGCTTCGTTTTGCCCTGTTATTGCAAAAAATTCTTGATTTGTATATGTTAATCCTTCAAGTTCCATAGCTTCAACTTTGTATAAACCTTTAGGCCCTGTCTCTACTATGATTTTATTCGTTCCTCCAGTTTTAGTATTTTCTTTTACTAATTTTGAATTAGTTTCTCCTAATAAATTATCAACATTTGTGTTAGTTCCTATAATATAATTTTCAAATATTTCATCTTTATATTTAGTCATATCATGTTGTTTAAGAATATTAGATACGCCAACTAAATTGTTTTGATCATCAAATTCTAAAGTTATATCACTATAATTATTAAGAGCAGCTTGCGTTGTTAAGTAATCATAATAACTTGTTTTAACTCCTTTACCATCTTCAGTTAATTCATAAGGTAAACTTTTAAGATAAGTATCAACTATTGGGTTTTGTCCTGGTATATAGATTTGACTTCTTGCATTTACTTTTCCAGACTTAGCAGCAGCCGCCGCCTGTGCTTGTAAAGATGTCGAAGTATCTATTAAAGCTTTTGATATACGAGCAAAAGGAGAAGAAAAACTAGGCGTTCCACCTTCTTGTATCATTCGTAATCCAGCTTGTGTTCTAGGGTCTAATAAAAAGTTTGTAAATTTACTTGGACTACTTACAGTGTCTCTTAAATTTCCTGCTACTTTACTTGGAAAACCAACTATGTCAATAATAGAATCAGTTATTTTTCTTCCTAAAGTTTTTTCTTCTTCTGTTTCTTCTTCTTGATTTTGATTATTAGTAGAAGCATATGTAACAGTTCCACCAGTTCCCGACTGGTCTACCATAGATTGCATTTGACCAAGAGCATCTGTTTGATTAGCATAGAAATCAGCCATCATATCGTTGCCTGTGCCTCCGCCCTCTGCGATAGTTCTACTAACTAAATCTTGATAGTTTTGTTCTTCTTCGTATGCATTGTATAAAGCGTCATAACTTCCATACTTATTTATTATTTGTTGTTGTACAACGTCATCTACATCTCCAGTAGATGAAGCATCTACTAATGATTTTAATTGAGTAATATCGTCTGTTGCACTTCCATTCGGGTTAAAAAAATTTCGTATAGCCATCGCTTTTTTAACTTAATTTTTTAAATTCTACATCTACTTTCGAATAATCAACATGATAATAATTGTTTATCAATACAGAAGCTTCTGGAACCTCTTGTGCCATAACCCCTTGATAAGTGTCATCAGAATTTAGATATTTAAAGTTATAAACATTTATTCCACTAGGTGATTTACCAACTAGCTCGATATCTCTCTTAAGTCTTACATCAGAAGCTGGATTTGCAAACGCCATCGCTGTTCCTGCTATTTGTGCAAAAGGTGAAGTACCTCCTATAACTTGATCTTGTGTACCTGTAGAAGCTTGACCATAACTTCTTATAGGTGCTCCAGATAAGATAGAAGTTAAGAAAGCAAGTTGACCTCTTCCAAAACCTTGCTGTTCTATAAAATCTTTATAAGCTTCATTTAATCTAGCTTGTTCTAATCCTTGTTCTGCTGATCCAAACTTCATCGCACCCTCTGCTTCAGTCATAGCAGCGCCTTGTTTTTGTAATTGAAGCGCAGGTATTGCATTTGCTAATGCACTTAAATTACTCATTTGTACATTTCTATCTGTTTCAAATGCACCTCGTGCTGTGTTAAATCCTTGAGCGTATAATCCCGCAGCTAAATCACCTGCTGTTCTTGCACTTTCTGCAGCACCAACAGCTTGTTCTATTGCACCACGACTACCACCGTATGCACCTGCAGTTATTTGATTTTTTGCAGCTTGATTTCTTCTTTGACTTTCCATATCAGCTATTCTTGATACTGATCTGTTAACAACGTTTTCTATGTAAGGATTCATATATTCATCTACAGTAGAGCCTGTAAATGTTCTTTCGCCTACACGTTTCATTTCATCTAGCATACCTCTTGCTTCTGTAGTAGCACCTGATCTTTCAAAAGCACCTATTTGTCCGCCTGCTGCAGATATTGCATCACGCTGTGCTTGTGTAAAATCAGCTATTCGTTGCCCTGTAAAAGCTTGATAAGGTTTTTTAGATTCAGCTGTAGCTCGTTGAAATAATTCTTCTTGAGCTTTCTTAAAATATTCTGGTATATCGTATGTAACTGTTCCTGATGAGGAAGCTGGTACAGTAGTAGTTTTAGGTTTGAAGATACTTCCCATTATAATCCCTCTGCGTAAGTTCCACCAAGATAGTCAAGGTTTTGTCGAGTAATCCATTGATGTTTTCTATCCATATCTTTTCCTTGCATAATTTCTAAAATCATTGGAATATTTTGTACTTTAGCATATTCTCTCGCAAAGTCTAATAAAGATTTTGCAATACTAGGGTTTCTCTCGTTTTCATCGACAAAAAACCATAGTGTTCGATAAAAAGCTTTATCGGTATACCAAGTATCACAATGCGCCATTGCTATACTTCCAATAATTTTACCGTCTTTAACTGCCACTACGACAAAGTTTTGACGTATGTATTCTAATATATTTTCCCTTGCTTTGCTATTGTTTGTTACACCAAAGTTTAATTTTGTTTCAATTAACCATTTCTTTAAAAGCTCTCGTATCTGAATAACATCAGTTTCTATTGCTTTTCTTAGCTTAATCACTTAATAATCCCTTTCCTTTAAGTCTTTCTATTAACGTGCCTAATACGTTAGTTACGTCAGCTAAACTGGCTGTGGAGCCATTTAAAGTGCGAGTATCTACGATATTAGATGTAGAATAACCATTCGCTGCTGGCTGATTTACTTCAGTCAAATATTGTTCTATCGTTTTAGTTGTAACGTTAAGAGTTTCTTTTACATCAATTTCTTTCGTTGCTATTGGTAAACTTGGTGGTGGTTTAAATGTCATCTTCTACCGTCCGCTTTTGTATCTAATCGTAAAGTTCCAAATCTCCAATTATCAGAAGCTGAACTATCATTAGTTATTTTTAGTGATACTTGTCTACCTCTAGCTCGTGTATTTACAAATCGAGTAGAAGTAGTTACAGATAAATCTCCTGTTGTACGTTGTGAATCTGCTGGAAAATCTCTAGACTGTATATTTAATTTTACTGTTCCTGCTAAATTTTTAAAATCAGGTATTACCCCTCTTATAAAAGTAAATACATCTCCATCTCCTACGTCAGCATCTCCACTAGTTAATGTAGATTCTAAAATAGCGCCATCATCTGACGAGCCTTTTTCATGATCATATAAAAAAGAACGACCAGCGGTAGCGCCATTTACTGTAGTTTGAGTTGACGCAGTAGAGTTTGGTAAATATTCTAAAGCCATAGGGTTTTGAAATACTGCGTTGTCTACCCATGCTGTTCTATTTAAATTACCAATAGACCAAACATTTTCTATGTAATTGTAAATAACATATCTATCTATAAATCCAGAATTTTGAGAACAGTAATACCATATGACTTCGTTAAATTGATTATTCTCTCCTGCATAAACTTGTGCGTATTGCGTTCTGTTTATATCGTCAAATACATATTGTTTTACACTACAAGGTATTTCTGAAATAGCACCTGCGTAAGTCATAAATCGACCATCAGTCATCCAGTATGCTTTATCGTTTACTACGACTGCTGCGTTAAGTGCAACTAATCCACAATCTGTACCGAGTAATTTAAAACCAAAAGTAAATGGTGGACCAATAAATTGCATTGAATGTAATGCTGTATCTGTCCATACTAATATTTCACCTCTAGTTGATGACGCTGATATTATTCTACTACCTTCTCCTAATCGTTGTGATCCCGCAGTGTTAGTTGTAGTAGGTGTCCATGTTGTAAAGTTTTCTTGGTCTGACCAACGAATAAACATTTTATCTTGCGTTGAAGCATTACCTATTGTTACTTCTGTTCCAAAACATATAGCGTGTCTATCTGGAGTAGAAATTAAACCTGTAACTGAAGAAGTAGGAGCACCACTTACTGCAGCTAATGGAGAAGTAAATCCAGAAGTAACATCCCATTTATATAGCCCTCCATTTTTTAACCATGCAAATAAATCTTCACCTGCGTTATCAAAACTCCATATACCTGCGTCAAGAGTAACGTTAGATGTAGAACGAGCTGTACCCCATGTTGAAGTATTCCAAGTGTTTGTTCCCCAACCATAACCAAAAGTTTGACTATCTGGTTCATTTTCTAATTGAAATGCAAATGTAGCAGTTCCTACTGTAGACATTCCAGTTCCTGTTTCATTACTAGGCATTGTAATTTTAAAATTATCGTTATCGACTACACTAGTTATTTCAAATTCTTGGTTAAAGTCAGAAGCAGTAAAATTAGTATTTGATAAACTTGAAGTACCACTTATTGTAACGAACTCTCCTACTACTGCGCCATGATTAACAACAGTACATGTAACTAAAGCTTGACCATTAGAAGAAGTAAAACAGTTAGTTTGAGATGATTTAGTAGTTCTTATAGGCGTAATATCGTAATAGTTACCTCCACTAAATAAATAAACTTTTTTATTAGTTCCTATTGCAGCGTATCGTATTCCATTTAAATCAAACCAAGAAAATAATCCACGACAAACTCCTATGATAGCATGAGGAGAAGCTTTTTCCCAACCACCTATTTTTTGTGGTAAGCCATATCTAAAACGAACTTTATCGCAATCTACCCATTGACCTTCAGCACCATACTCTGTAGTTTCTTTATTTATTCCAGGTACAAATTGTATGCTTGTATATGCCATTACTTTAATTTTTTCCTATTGTTAGCTTCTATAATTTGTATATTTAATTCTTTATTAGCTTTTACCATTTCATTTCTAAAACTTTCAATGGCA